CGCGTCTCAAAAGAATCACGCGCGCGCGGAGCTGGAGCGTGTGTCTGCAGCCATCTTCCGTCCTCCCTGCCCGTCTTTTCCCCTGCTCCGCCCGGGGAAAAGCGCACATGCACAAACAGCGTGGGGCAAGTTGTCACCCTCCGGGCAGACGACCACTCGCATGCTGCCCCCGAAAACTTTCTTGACCGCCATAGCTTTAGCGACGGCGGTTTAGTGACGCTCCATCTCGAATTGGCGCTGTGCTTTGGCGACAGCTTCTTTAAATGCTTCATCGTCCCAAGGATTAATAGTGGCGACGATAGCGAACACGTTGATGCACGGGAACCGGCGCGCCAGCGCGTTGATAAACTTTAGACGCGCGGCGACAGGCTGCGCTTCTTTAAGAGCGTCACGCTTGGATATGTCGCGATCACGCATAGCTTCGTTTTTTTGTTTTCGTTTCTCTTCTTCATACCCGACGAGGCCGCGCGGCACGCACCGGGTGAAAGGAGGGATCGGAGGAGTTTGTCTGTAGTTCATTTGATGTTACCGGGTATGTTCCACATGGAACATGTTACGGGAAGACCGATCGAAAGTGTTTGAAGGAAAAGAAAGTAGTCAAAGAAAAGGAAAACTAAACAGTACCTCTGCGCCTTACGGCTGTGATCTCAACGCCAGCCAGTGGTTGAGCAGGATGATTTGACCACGGTCGAGGCGCGATGGTTAGCCTTGGTCTACAGCGCGGGCTTGCCACTGCTCCGTGTAAGGTCTATGTGAGAATCTCCCTAGTACCGGGCGCAGACGGACCGTTCTTTGTCCTTCCTCCAAGTGACCGAATTAGGTTTACCTCGCCGCTTTCCGCGACGTTTGTTTCGGGATCGACGCCCTGATTCGACTCTTCGCTGGTATTCAGCGTCACGCTCCGCTGGCGTATAAAACTTCCCGTTAATAATAAAACCTCCGGGGCGAGGTTCAAAATTGGACTGAAACAGAAAATCTGAACCGTCACGTTCGTCCGTGTTCATTCGTCGTAGTTCTCCGGGTCATCGGAATTATCTCGCCGGAATTCGTACTCGAGTCTCAAACGCCACCAGACGCCAAACAGCACCGCTGCAACGACGTAACAAAGTCCGCCTATTTGAGTTTCGGTCATATATCCCCGCGATGAGACATAACCGTTATTACCAAAAGAAAAGGGCCGTTGCAAGGAGAATTTCGCGGAGACTTTTGCAACGGCCCGAATTATGAACTGACACTGCCAACTAAACACTCAAGGAAATGAGTACGTGGCCAGTTTCCGGGAGATTGTGCTTCCAGTCAAGGCTTTTTGGTGTGATCTTTGATGATCAAACAGGAGAAAACCATTTCCGGGATCAACCGTGAACAGTTCATCGCGTTCTGTGAACGGCTCTTGATCCCGTCAAAAGAAGGAGATCACAGTGGAACCGGAGAAACCCTTGTCCCGCTCATCCCGATGCGGACACAGCTCTACTTACTTGACGAGATCCTCGAGGGACTTAGTAGGGGAATACATTTCTTTGTTGTGCTTAAATGCCGACAATCCGGTGTCACGACTCTTGGCCTTGCCTTCGACCTGTACTGGTGTTTCCGGCACGACGGAGTCATCCTCAACTTCATCGCAGACATTGGCTCGCGTACAGCATACAACCGGTCGCTCCTCAAAGACTTCGTAAAATCCCTGGCCAAACATCCGCAATGGCGGCAGGAAGTCGACGACGACAACCGGAACATGATCAGTTTCGCCAACCGGTCCAAGATCATCTGGAGCAGTGCCAACACCCGCGACGAAGGGGGCCTGGGTGTCGGTACCGGCATCATGGCTTTTCATCTGACGGAAGCTGGCCGCGCTAAAGACGAGGAAGGGATCGCGTCATTGATGTCGTCGATGAGTACCCGGAACCCGAACCGGTTCTTCCTGACGGAGAGCACGGCGCACGGGCCGAACCTGTTCCAGCAGATGTGCGATGAAGCGGCGGCCGACGGGAACACCAGCCAGAAATTCATCTTTATCGGGTGGTGGCTCCAGCCTGACTACGACCTGGACACCAAGAACCCGGAACACAACCAACGGTTTAAAACGTACTGGGACACGTTCCCCCGGCCTACCCGCGAAGAAGCTGTCTGGGTAGACATGATCGATAAACAGTACGGGTGGAAGATTACCCCGACACAGCTCGCGTGGTGGCGGTATCATCTGAAAGAGTTAAAGTTCGGCAACCTGGAACTGATGCACCAGGAGTATCCCCCGGTGCCTGAGTACGCCTGGCGATACGGCGGCCACACCTTTATCAGCGCCAATAAACTGATCGAGCGCCGGAACATCGCCAAAGCGTGCAAGGTAGCCCCGCGCTATTTCCAGTTCGAGTTCAGTGACAACTTTGAAGATACGAAGATCCATGAAGTCCAAAAGAAAGACGGCTGGTACGACCTCGTCTGTTGGGATGAACCGAGGACGGGGCGCGGGGTGCGCTACGCGATCGGTGTGGACCCGGCGCATGGCGTCAGCGAGGAAGGCGACCACGCTTGTATCCAGGTATGGCGCTGTTATTCAGACAAGGCGGTTCAAGTTGCCGAATTTGTCAGGAGAGAGTTGCCTACGTATCACCTGGCATGGGCCATTCTACACCTTGCAGGTACCTATAACAGTGAGACCTTGCTCAACGTTGAACTCCAGGGTGGCGGGTACGCAGTCATGGAGCATATCCAGCGGCTTCAGAGGGAACAGGAGATCAGGTACAATCCTGCTCTGGCCCGATACTTCGAAAACCTGAACCATTATGTGTACTATCGTCCTGACGCCATCCGGAGAGCTTTTGGAACTTTCCATTGGAGAACAACTCCTGATTCTAAGGATCGGATGCTTAGTTGTTTCCGCGATTTTTTTGAACAGGGCATTATCGAGATACGTAGTTTGCATCTCCTCAAGGAAGTCGAAGGAATGCAACGGCTCAAAGACGGAACGATAGATTTGCCGCGTGAAGATCACCGGATCATGGCGACTTGCGTTATGGTTATGGCGTACATCCAATGCCTGGAGACGGACTTGGGCGGCACCAATTTTACCGAAAGCTATTTCGTCCAGGAAAAGAAAGCGGTCGACGGCAAGATCACGCCTAACGAAGTCTTGACCTCCCAAATCTTAGAGTGGCGCGACCGGGTGATCGCCCTGGATAACGCCGTCCAAGCACAAAAAAGAGCGCCCAGATGGGCACGTTCACGATGATCGCAAAAGAATTTATCTGCGGCAGTTGCCATAACGAGTTTGAATCTTTGATGCCGGTATGTCCCAGGTGCGGAGGTAGCGCCACGCGCCATTTCCGGAACGCGCCCCGGATCTCGACCGGAGTCGCTAAACGTACCGACCGCATCCTGGAATCCAACTTTAAACGGATGGGGATCTCCAACTTCAGTAACGCGGGCGGGGTCAACAAAGTGTCGTGGGTATCGACCGGTTCAACCGCGTCGACGGTTCATGGCCAACCCCAACCGATGATCCAACCGATCTTCGGCGGGCCGGACCAACTGGCTAAGGCCGGGTTTAACACTGCCAACATGACAATGAACGGCCGGCCGTACCAACTACCGAACCCTCAAGATTATTCGGTCGCGCTGCCCGCAGTCGGGACCAAGGTAGGCGAGTTCAGCCCGCAACTCCGGGCCCAGACCACAGTAGAAGGCCGGACCGACGCGCGAGGGAACGTGGTCGAGTTGAATGGCCGGGATGGCAAATGATCTTTAAAACCAACAAGAACGATCTGCTGGACCAGGTACTCGATATCGTCTGGACCTGTAAGATGGGCAACAGTCAACGCACGTCGTTCTATAACGAATGCCAGGACTTCTACTTGAAAGGCGGCACCGAAGGGATGGGCGCGCGCGCCAACAAAATTAAACCGGTGATCAACCGGCAATCGGCCTTTCTTTATGCGCCCGAATCGATCAAGTTCTGGGTAGACGCATCAGCGGAGGAAGACAGTGAAACCACCTATAAACGCACGGATGGCGTGGCTCAGGCAATCAGCATGGCCTGGAAAGACACCAAGCTTGATACAAAATTTGGCCGCGCTGTCAAATATTCCAGGGTCAACGGTTGTTCTATCATGGCCATGCTCCCTCGGATGCGCACTGATCGAAAAGTTGACATCGTCACTTATTACGTCCATCCCAAGTATTTCGGAGTCTATCGTCCCGACGTACCGGAACTCGAAGATCAGCAAGCTGTTACGCTGATGTCGTACTTTGTCATGGAAGAGATCGAGCGGCGGATCTCGCTTCACCCGGACAAGACCAGGATCATGCGCGAACTCTCGACCGCAGACAAAGACTCTCCGATCGGGGAAGACGTGATCGAAGGAGTTTCACCCGGCAGCCAACAATACTCAGCCGGATATTACAAACGCGACACTGGCGCTTACAACGCCATGCAGACTGTACCTTACTATGGATTCACCGACGTTTACGCCTTCGACGACAATCTCGGAGATTGGAGAGTATTTACAGTTACCGGCAATTGTATTGTATGGGACCGACCCATCGAGCGCATTGGCGTACCTGGCATGTTACCCTTTGTTAAAGTATGTGCTGAGGAACACCCCGAATATTTCTGGGGAATCAGTCTCGTTGACGACCTGAAGAAGTTGCAACTGTGGTACGGGGATCGGATGGAGGACATGGACAATCTGATTCAGCAGATTCTAGATCCGCCCACCGCAGCCATGGGTCTGGGCCAATCATTCGAAGAGAAATTGGCCGCTTTTCGTAGGCCCGGTGGTAAAATATCGTCACCAAACGCGACCGGTAGCATTCAGGAGTTCGTGCCCAAGATGCCGGAAGAAGTATTCGAATTCGTATCAAATATCGATTCATTGTTGATGGACGCTTCTAATATGCGCCCGTCGATGTTCGGCAAGCAGGAACCAGGCACACGCACAGAGGGCATGGCTGCGAGCATGCTCCGGGTCGCAGGAGCGGAAATGCGTCTTATGGGTCTTGAGATCGAGACACAAGCGCAAGCATGCGCCCAGATCCTCTTCCGCTATCTCAGGCGTTACTCGGCGGAAAAGATCGTCGATGATGACGGTAAGCTCTTTCGATTGGCAGAGTTCCCTGATGATGTCCGGGTCAGAGTCGATGGCCATAGCAGCAATCCATTATTTATAGAAGATAATTCCCAACTTGCAATGGGCCTGATGCGCGCTGGCGCGATCACCCAGGAGACGTTAGTCCGGATGTTGTCGCCGGTTCTTGAAGGCAAGATCTTGCATGACCTGAAAAAGATCCAGTTCGCGAAACTGGTCGCCGCCGAAAAGGTCAAGATCGAACAGGAAATGAAGCGGTCCGGGAAAGCTGCCGCGTCATGAGTGTAGAAGAAAGAATTTCAGAATTGTTCGAGCGCGCCAAGGATGAAGGAATAACAATAAATCCGTATTCTTTAGATGACCTCAGATCGATACTGGATCGGCCTTTGATCTTCCTTTTAGATAACGGCAATTTCAGGATTCGGTGGAATTTCAAAAACGTCCACGTTGCGATAGAGATCCAGGGAGACTGGAAAGCCGAAGTATTGGCTTTTAAGCAAGAATCCGTGTCATAACAGTTATTCACAAATAAAGTTGGCAGTGCCTTCAGGCGCAACGCATTCCTCCAATATCTGAAAGGAGGAATATCAACTGTGAATTTACCAGAGTTTAGACGCGGGCGGAAACATCGCCGGAAGTAACAACTCGGTAAACCGCATGTGAGATTCGTTCTGGATGCCTGACCCTTCCATGTCAATGGGTGGCGACGATGCATCCTCTACAGCTCCCCCACCCACGGGTGGCGCGGTTCCGAGCGGAGGGGGTGCCGAGA